GGTCAGGCAGACGGATACGCAGTGTAGAGCCAATCTTAGCGCCTTCAACAGCAAAGCTGTCGTCGTACTGACGATTGACGTTACGGGTAAGAACCAAGTTGTTTTCGAGAATCTCAAGCGCTTTGCGCGTGATCATGTCGATGGTAAGAATCGAATTAGACATTTGTAAATTTCCTAAAAAAAGTTAGCGGATACGTTGTGCTTCCCACTTCTTCATCTGCCTTACGCGGTCAGCTTCAATCCACTGCGAGGCCGTCATGCTCTTGATAGAGCGTGGGTCTGTAGTGTCAAGTGCTGGCGAACCAGTGGCTCGGGCGGTAACAGGTGAAATCGGCGCTGGCGCTGACGTTGTTCGTTTGACCGGAGGTTCTGCGGCCAATTTGGCCTCAATCTTTCCAATCTCTTTCGCTTGGCCGAGCGGCGTCATGCGTGAGATGCGTTCCGCGTCTTTGGGATTAGAGCCGAGATAGTAAGCTAACTCAGGCCCAATGTCTGAAGACTGGATCGTTTCAGCCATCACGTTCGTGACTGGCAGTTTTGGGTTGTAGGCGACTTGTTCAAAGTCATCGTACTTATCCCGCGCTGCTTCTTCGCGTTCCTGATAGCTTTCGAGAATTTGCGAGTGCTGCTTGGCGGCTTCACGCTTTGCAATCAGTTCTTCAGCCTTTTGTAGCGCCAACGCTTCCGTGTACGCTTCGGTAGACTCAAACTGATCAGCGGATGCTGTTGGGGCAGACCTTAGCACCTGTGTTTCCACCTGGCGCTGCGCTTGCTCTCGTTCCCACTTACGTTGCTCTCTTGCGAGGCGTTTGCCAATTGCTGCGTCAAGTTCCTCTTGCGAGAATGTCTTGGTCGATACTTCAGGCGTCTCCGGCGTTTGAACTTCAGTCGCAGGTGCAGCCGTTGCTTCCTGTTCTGGCACGGGTAGTGACTCCGCTGGTACTTCTTCTAACATTTATGAATCCTTGGATTCCTCGGTCAACCTGGCCGATACGGTTTTTTCAAATATATCAGATATTTGGGTTACGCACTAGCGCTAACCCAAGATGTTGTTGCTTCATCCCATTCATATTGCCCATCGGTGGGCATTGGGGTTGGCGCAGACCAAAGACAAGTGTCTTCTGCCAAAACCCATGATGGAAACGGCTGCGGTGCAATAAACGCATCGCGGCCTAAATCGTAGGTGTAGCCAATTCCAGCATAGTTTTTACGAAGGGGCGTGCCACCATTAGCGTGAACGCCAGCGTGAGTGTTGTACGAGGTTTGAACCCAACCGTCACCAAAAATACCAGAATCAATTACGTCTTGCTCGGCAACAATGACCTGCGTAACAATTCCATTTTCTACTTTTGCAAAGTGCATTGTGTTTTCCTTAAATGGGGACTAAGGAACTGGATGAATTAAATGTGTGGATGGTATTGCCGCCACTTGAGGTAACTGTGCCTCCGGTAAATTTTTGTGCGCCTGAGTAAGACACGATTACAACACCAGAACCACCGGCACCGCCAGTGCTATCAGAGCCATTTTGACCTGCGCCGCCTCCACCGCCACCAGTATTGGCTGTGCCAGAGGTTGCAGTACCTCCTGTTGCGCCGTTGCCGCCGCCTCCAGTGCCGCCCGTTCCAGCCGTTTTTCCAATTCCGCCACAAGCGCCGCCGCCACCACCGCCAGCGTAATTTATGCTTGAGCCAGAAATGCTTGATGCAGAGCCTGCGCCGCCATTACCCGCAACAGAAACTGTGGCAGTTCCTCCGACTGCGCTTGCGCCGCCGCCGCCGCCAGCAGTTCCATTAGCCCCAAGACCACTTCCATTGCCACCTGCGTTACCTTGGCCTGACGTGCCTGCTGCACCATTGTTATCCGCTCTGCCGCCACCGCCAGAACCACCTGTTGCTGCGTTGGCTAAATCATTACCGCCTCTACCACCACCGGTAGATGTAATGGAATTAAAAACAGAGTTGTTACCAGAGACTGCCGCTGATGTTCGTGCAACACCGCCTGCGCCACCAGCACCAACAGTTACTGTATATGAAAGGGTTAAATTTAAAGTCGATGTGCCGGTTAGTAAACCACCCGCACCGCCGCCACCACCAGTTGAGGCAATACCAGAATTAGCTTCACTACCGCCGCCACCGCCGCCAGCCACTACAAGGTAAGAGGCGATAAGAGACGAAACGCCCCCAGCTAACAGGAAGTTTTTAGCGGCAAACATTATGGGGTATACCCTTGGGCGATTGAACCGTACCAGTTTGTGCCGTCAGCAATGAAGGTCAGGATGTCCATCTTGCCTGCCGTTGCTGTAATGGTTGGCGCGCCTGCTGTGCCCCATTTCACGCCTGTAAAAGTTGCTGTGCCGTTACCAGTGGCCGCAGCTTGTTTAAGCAGCAGCACAAAAGACTTGCCAGCCGTAGCGGTAGGCATTGTGAAAGTGCAAGCTGTGGATGCTGTCAGGGTTGCGGTTTGCACCGTGCCGTTGGTCAGCGCCAAAGTTGATGCCGTGGTCACTGTGCCAATGGCAACAACGGCCTCAACATAGTTTGTCACCGTTGGATTGTTGAACAGACCGTTGGCGCTTACCTTGACGGTCGCGCCGCTTTGCACAATCGGCAATACCTCAGTGCCCGCCAGTGGGACTGTTGCGCTCGATAGAGCAGAGATTTTTTTATCAGCCATTTATCACTCCAAAAGAATTAAGCCGCCATCTTCTTGCACAAGATTGTCGCCAATTTCGGTCAAAAGATTGCCCTGCACCGTTGCATCGGCATACCCAGACAAAAAGGAAATAATGCTTCCAATACCAATGGAAACACCGTTCCGAATAGGAATGCCAAAGTAACTCATTGTGAGTTCATTGGTTTGGCGTACACCGTGCCGTCAGCAGACACTCTGATCGCGCTCACACGCCATTGACCGCCAGTGCCTTGTGGCACTTTGAAGGGAATTGGGGTGAACGGTGGGACGGGGGTGCTGGCGGTAGTTGCCACCGCGCCTTCGCCAACTTCAATGTAGCACGCTTGGTCAGACCAAACCACCACACCTTGTGGGCCAGCCGACCATGCCGTAGTGTTACCCGCACTGCCGGTGTAAGAAGCAGTCTGTGCTGGGAAGTCCGATTTGGACAAGGGGTTGAGTAGTTCCATATCGGCTCCTTAAGCTAAAAAACGAAGTTTGTACAAAGTCCGCAGATAAATCTCAACGATATTATCTATCAACTGTTGTAGTGATGAGTCTGATTTATCGCAGACAGTGTACCGAGCCGCTTCAATCTCAGCCAACGAGTCCTCTAAAAACTCAATGACGTTGCTCGTTTTCTTTGCCGAGTGCAGGGTGATCGGGCCAATCAAGCCATGACGGCCTTGGTATGCTTCGGCAAAATCATCAGCCGCGCCAACGATGCGGTCATAAAAAATGTTGAGCGCTTGGTGCTTGCTAAAGCTGCGGGTGTTCAAGTGAACGCTGTGCGTCACATCGCGGGCTAGGAACAGAATTCCTATAAAGTCAGCGCATTTCATTGTGGCATCCCCATTTGTTGTTCAGGTGGCATCATTTCAGGCTGGGGCGTCATCTCCATAGGCATGGATTCTTCACGCATCTCTGGCATCTGGTTCATCATGCTCTGCGACTCCATTGCGGCGGCAACAACGCCCATAGCGATGTCCTGAATCTGCTGCTCAGTCATGCCAGCCTGCACAGCGGCAATGCGCTTGGTTTCGGCTTCGTACAATTTGACTTGCGCCTCAAAGTCCTTGCGCTCCATGTCTTGCATCTCAATGGACTTGCCCACGTTCTGGATCATCTGGTGCATCTGCTCCATTTCCTGACCCATTGCTTGCATCTGCTGCTGCGCCATTTGCAGTTCTGGATTGTCCTCACCCTCGCTCATCAGCTTTGGATCAATAGTCTTGGCAAAGCGTTTTGCCATCTCTTGAGCGCCAGGCCAGTCCATGTTCTTGACAAACAGATCGCCGGCCACCGCCCACAGTTGCGGGTTGCCTTGCAACAGTTGAGCCATTGCCTCCAGCGCCTCTTGACGCTTGGTTGCGTAGCCTGGGCCGGTGGTAGCCACCACATCGTACTTACCAACGCCAGGGTTGTAGACTTTTTCCATCACAATACCGCGCTCGTCAACGATCTTGTTGACTGGCTGGTCTTGGTCAGGGTTGATCTTGACCATTTTTGTCTCGCCATCTTCACCGATGATGCGAGCAATGCGCTGGGTGTCGTAAATCTTCGGGATCAAGTCCACAAGCTGACGAGCAACGTGCCGAACACCACGGGCCAAGTTGTCGCCGTAGTGATAGGTGCCCACATCGCCCTCGCGCTGACGCGCAAGAATTGCTTTGCCGCTTCTCTCATTGGAACTCATGCCCAAAGAAGCGTTGTATTGGCCGGTTGTGGACTTAATGTCCTCAGAAGCGCCCGCTTTGGCTTGCAGCAGGCCGCTGGAGGCCATCGGTGGCTGTGCCCTAGACGGCAGTGGCAAGACAGCGCCTTGGCCGTCTGTGACGTCTGGGTTGACCTCCAGATACGGCCAGTTGGTCGTATTTGCGGTCTTCCACTTGTCTTCGTAGCCCTCAAACTGCCCGCCGTAGCCAATAAATGGCGCTTTGGGGGCCAAGGCCAGCATCTCGGCCTCTTGCGAAACCCAGTAGTTGTACATGCGCTGGGCATCTTTGGCGTTACGCACCAAGCCCGACACGTACAAGCGGCCATCAACCTCAAATTCGTTGCCAACGATGCGGATGACGGGGATGTATTTGCCCGCCCAATCGCGTTTCTCAAGAATTTCGTAGCCGTTGATCTTGCAGTACTTGACCTTTTGGCGGTCGGCCTCGCGGCTGCGCTTGGGCTTGCCGTAGATGGCTTTTAGCTGCTTGTCTTCAGGTGTGCCCTCAAAGGCGGTGATGTTGCCCGGGTACAGGTTCAGCGTAGCGCGGTCAAAGTCGATGTAGTAGTAGTCTGCAACGCGGATCGTGTCTTCGTTGAGCCAGTTGCTGATCGACTGATCGCCCACACCCAAAGATTGCAAAGTTGTAATGGGCGCTGCGTCTGGGTACTGGCGCTCGTACTCTGCGCGGGTCAAGTCTTCGGTGATGAAGCAATATTTAGCGTCCGCGCCGGTCGGGTCTTGGATCATCGGGTCCATGTAGACCGAGAACGAGTTGCGGATGCGGCCAATCTTGATGTCTTGGTCAAAGGTGTTGTCGTCGCAGTACTCTGTGAGCAAGCGCAAGTAGCCTTCGCCGTAGGACACTTGGTTTTCGCAGGCCGTGTCGTAGGCCACATCAGCGTCCGAGATGTACTCGATGTGCCGAATCATGCCGTTGAAAATGTCGGCAACTTCCACGTCAGCGTTGTCGTCCACGGGGATGACTTTAGCGCCTGGGCGGTTCTGCCGCTGGTCGTTTGTCACCTGACGCACGTGCTGCGGCAGCTTGTTAATTGTCAGGCATGGCCGTGCGTTGATCGTTTGGCCCTGCACCGCGCCGCGAGTCGCCAGCACATCGGCCGGCCACTGCCAGTGGTTGTCGGGCGAGCCGGCGTAGAACTTCAAGTCGTCTACTTCATCTTCACGCGACTCAGACAGCGCCGATACAGCCATGTCCAAACGCGAGCGTGCTGTTGCCAACACATCCGCATCGCTTTTGTCCTTGGCCGAACCACCGACAGCAACGGCTGCGGCGGCGACTATGCCTGTTGGGTCTGCCATGTTATTTCTTTTTCTTTGCTGCTTCACGCTTGACCGAATAAGCAATCGCTACGGCTTGCTTCACAGGCTTGCCAGCGGCCACTTCGGCCTTGACGTTCTTGCGAAAGGCTTCGGGTGTTTTTGACTTGACGAGAGGCATGTTAACTCTCCGTATGGAAGATGGCGTAGTTCAATTTAATTGCTTCAGAATAGGCGTTGTTGGTCACGTTTTTAAGTTCCACCGTAAACGAACCATCGGCCACCGCCGCGATAAAAGCATTGTACGCACCCAAAGTGCCGCCAGAGGCGACGCTGATTACAACCACATCTCTGGTGCTAACTGTGCTGCAATTAACCACAAACACCGCATTGGCGCTGGGGGCCATCTGTGCGTTGGCCGTAGTAATCTGACCGGAAGGCGTGTTGATCGTAACCGCTGTGGTTTTTTTGTTGGATTGAGTTACCGTGCCAAAAGCACTGGCGGCGTAGCCAATCGTGCCCGTAGTAACGATGTCAGTGGCCTCAACAATATCTGCGCCGATGATGTTTTGATCTTCGTAC